TTAAAATAAAATTTTAATTTACAAATAAACGAAGTGACTCAGACTCACAGAACAATTCCGGCTCGCAAAACACGTCAACTGCCATCAGCTCTACTGATAACAACCGTCTAAACAGTAACCCGTGAACACGTTGTGGGTGAACACAATGTGGCGACCAGGGAAAAGCACAGTGTGGACGCGCGCTAAAGCGTTGCCCGACTGGCAAAAGCAGGTCTCTGAACACCTGCATATAGTCGAAAGTGAAATCATTCGACTTAACATCATTATCGCAGTGCGAGAGCACAAGCCCAAGCCTATTTCAGAGTGGGGCTTGGTGGCGAAAAAGAGGTCCATCAAAATCGAACCGGCTGTACCATACGGCCTTTTCGAGAAGAAAAAGCAGGAAAAGAAAAGGTATCAGGGACCCATCTCAGGTGAAACGATCGACGAAGATGCATATGCGAAAGCTTGGCTCGAGCATAGTAAAATGAAAGAGATGATTCACGGAAAAGGGCCCAAACCAAAAATGACCAAGGAGATGAAGCGAGGTTGGGCGTATGCAAGCGAAGTGAGCCGAGAGAAGCCGGCGCAATATAATTTGCAAGGTTTCGTACTCAAGAACAGAGGCTGTTGCCCTGGCGGTTGCAAAGACTGTGCCAATTGCGGTGTGTGCTGTTACGGCAAAAGTCCCCACTGCAAAATGTGTCGGCAAGATTTCGAATTGCAGAGAGAAGAGAAGGCTCACAGTGGGGTCAAGACGACCGTTAAGTGCAAATGTTGGATCAATAACACCTTCTGCAAGAAGCACCAACATTTCTCCCGCGTCACGTCTTCTGGCTGCGCCAACTGTCTTGGGTGCAAAAATCATCACGTCGTTGCGCGTAATTCCACGAAGGCTGACATCCACACACATCCAGGACCGAGCGCAGGATGTTCCGAGCCCGTACCCTACGATCATGAGGATGCTCGGGACTCCACTAAAGCTGACATCCATCCACACCCTGGGCCTAGCTTTCTTAACCTCATGAAGTACATTTCCGGCGGCTCCCACATTGACCTTGTCAGAGGGCGCCTTGAGTCTTACGGAGAGGAACCTGAACCTGGATATTGCTACGCACGTCACCATGCTTTCCCAGACCTCGGTTTCTGCCCCACACTCAGCCATCTGGCAATGTTCATCGATGACGACTTTCCTCATCTTGGATTCCAGTTGAAACTAATCGAAAAAGATTACTTTCATGCGGAGGATGGTTATATGCTGGCGGAGGATTTTAAGAAGCTGAGCGCTAAGTATGGAAACGCTGTTTTGGGCGCACCGCGAGAAAACAAAATAGTCAACCGGATCGTGAGGAAAAGTGGGCACGTCGCTGATGCCATGGCTGATGCTCAGGTGGCCGTAACGCTTGGATTGAATGCGAGCGTGGAGGTAGCCACCAGGTCGATACCAGCTTATTGGGAGCACCTGACTCGAGATCCGCTTGTCTGGGTACCTTCACCAATGGATCCCGGTCTACAACCGCCCACTGATTTTTACCCACCTGGGGCACCTATCCCAACGCCGGACTTGCCACCGATTCCTGTTGAACCTGGCTTGCCTTTTCTTGATGCACCCGTTCAAGCGCCACAGTGGATAATTGAGATTTGGCATGGCTTAGCGCAATCGGGTCACGTGCTCGCTCACCTGCTTCACGATCTTCATCTCGCGGTCCTACCGATCACTTTCGTTGTGCCTATTTGTCGCTTTGTGAACTGGTTGTTTTACAATGAAGAAATCCCGGAGACCTTCAAGGGCATATTCCGCAAATACGAGACAATTGTGAACTTCAGGCAGCCTACGAGCGTTTACAAGGATTATGTGGCGAGGGCATCCCTTTTCTCCTATGATGCACCGAGCAAAGCCCAACCATGCGGCTTACCTTATCATGCCGCTACCTTGATGGGGAGGAACAATGAGATTGCAGCGATGCAGGGCTCTGCACCTGGGCTTTATGCGCATTATTCAGGGAAAATCAACGCAATGGCCAGAGATCTGGATGGTCGCCAAGTGTACAAGTTGCCAGAAAACGCCACTAAGGGTTTTGAAGTCCTGGTTAGTTCTTTGTTTCCGGAGTACACCATTCAAAGGTATTCCTTCTACCGACCCCACGCTGAATGTGGCACCGCACGGCAACTTCTTTTCAATCTTGTGTTGTCCCAGTTGTCTCTTCTCGGCAATCCGGCAGTTACCATGATAGGTGCTTCTGCACAACAAGTTGGCTTGACAACCAATGTTGTCCACAATCATGCACCGAGGCTGACTGGCAGAGATAATTTCCGGTACGAGAACGCGTACTCAAAGGTGCTCAACGATCGCTGTAGTGAAGTCTCATGCAAGCATCGCTTCCAGGACTGCGGGATAGTCTTCCCGGATACGATAGTAGTGGCTCCGTTGTCCTTGCATGACACCCCGGTCAAAGATTTAGTTGCTTCGATGATCGAGAACAGGCAAGAACTAGCATATGTGATTGGTCACTTGCCTCTACCATTTCTCGACGAGCGATTGAAGCTATATGTAGATGACGAATTGGGAGTACGCTTTGAGAGGAATGGGAATCAGATCTCAATGACCCATATGTGCGACGCTACAGCTGGTTATTACAACAGTTCTGCGTCAATGATGTCTTGGTGTCTGCCGGTTCCAGTCTTCCCTGGGTTTTGCGTCGTGATCGAAGAGGAGCGACATATCGGGTCAATGTATCTGTTGAAGGTCAAGGTCAAAAAGGGCAAACAAGAGGCCTATCCAGTGTTGCACAAGCTTAGCAAGGGTCAGTTCTATATCCTACCGTTGTTGAAGCCGGATTGGCGAATGCAAGACGATGAAGATAGGCATTTCGTTGTACCATCAGTTAGATTTGATAATGTCGTGAAGTTTGCCACCACGAATCTCTCATCTAAAGCAGTGTACGAAATTGTTGGCAATAAAGTTAGAGGGCAAGAATCAGAGATCAAGGTTGGCAATCAAGTTTTGTTACCACGATGGACGCTCTCAAACGACGAGTTTAACAGCATTGTCACACACGCCATCGTTAGAGCCGACATGCTACGTAGAGATCATGAGTTGTCTTTGGCAAGGGGTCTTCGCTACAACAATGTGTGGTACAACAAAATGGATGGCAGTTTCCCAGTCCGATACGCTATTTATGTCGCCGAAATGATCACTTTTGCTCCTCTTCGGAAAAGACGGGGGATGTTTGAACGCATAACCACTGAGCGGATTACGGATAAACTGTTCGCCTCGTATTTCTCAAGTGGTCGTTTTGAAGATCCATACTCTTTGCATGGGATGTACAGGATCGCACACTCGTCAGGTGAGGACGTTGTCAAGGAAAACCTCGTCCGGTTGCTGAACAGAGTAGGGTGTAACAAAAAGGCGAGAGACGATCGTGATCTCCCTTATACCGTCAGAGCGGAACACCTTGGTGATCTCCCAGAAAACCATCTTGATGCTGACGTTTTCATGCCTGATGACGATTTTGATGTTCTGAGACGAGATTTTGTGACGTTCATACCTCTGCCTGGTGAGGAGGATGAAGCTGAGATAAGAGACTTGCTCGGCGAGGACCAAGCAACGCGAGTCAACACACCGAAGCTGAGCGAGTTAAGACGGACCAGGGAGGTCAGGAAAATGTTCGAGCTTCCAGAGCGCTCTGAACTTAATAGTTCGAAGGCCTGCGACCTCACCGAGAGCGACAGTGAATCCGAGCACGTCACGGCAGCGTCCTCAACGTCTGAAGAAGCGAGATCTGTGATTGAACAAAAGCGCGACACGAAAGGCAAAGGCAAAGCCGTTGAGGAGCACGATGTCGACAACAGGAGCTCCCAGAATAATTGGCGAGGTGGGAGAGCGTTTGCCAGCGGCTTCAGAGATGTGGGCAACAAGGTCAAGCTACCGAACACTTTGGCGCCAATGGGTCAATTCTCGAGCAACATGGTTAAAACAAAGCCAGCGACCAAGCCTGCTAGCGTCATGACTGCGAAAACAATCACGAGCGAAGCTTCCTCCGGCATTTCGGCGGCCAGCACCGACATGGCAGGCGACTTACTAGACGTTTTCCTCGAAGAGCCTACTGACACCTGGACCATTGCTGATTACAACGTAGACTTCGGACGTCGCTTTAACGGGAAGATAGATTTCAACGCACCGTTGAAAGACGCTTTTGTGGACCTGCCAACGTCAAGCAACTCCCACCGAGATTTTGTGGCACGCTTCAGCTCACCGGACGAACTGACAACTTTCTTTCAACAATACCCGGACGCCAGCGTCGCTTGTCCAGATCGGGGGGCTCGGAAACTTTGCGAATTGATCTTAAATCGTCAAGGGGCACCGCGAAAGGTTTACGAAATGAGTTTTGACATCGATGCGGTGTGTACAGACACGAGTGAAGACGCCAAAGATGAATCATATGTCGCAAGCTGGCTAGAGGGCAGTGACGATGGTGAAGAAGTGAGCAAAGAACTAGTCCGAGCAAATAGCATGGAAAAGCTGATAAGAACTTTTTGGGGACATGTGCGAAAGTGTGAATGGAAGTATAGGCGTCCAGACCTTCTCTTGGATGGCATTCCAAGCAGTGCTAAGAGTACACTTGCCAGGATGATCGTCGCAGATCACCACACGTTGGTCGTTACTCCCACGCGAAAACTCAAAGAGGAATGGGAGAGCAAAACGACGCCGACGACCACCGTTGTGACTCAACACACCGTGCCTAAACGTTTCTCATGCTCGCATTTGATCATAGACGAGTGCAACCGACTAGACAAGCATGTTTTGGAAGGCTGGTTGACTCTCGCATACAATCGAAAGATCAAAAATGTGATCTGCATTGGGGATAAGTTCCAAACGCAGCGTTTCAATACAGGTTTTATTAACTTTGGTTCTGGTGTCCTGCGGGGGCCTACAATCAAATTCTTCAATTCCTTTGAAATGCCGCTCGACTCTCTTGCAGCCTTCCTGCATGTGAATGACATCCAGGACGATCAGAGGTACAGCACGCTCAGCAAAATTGATCGTAGCATCATCATCATTGACAGAAAAGTGCCAGCGCCTCATGAATTCACCAAATATGATCTGTTCACGAAATCCAGATTGCAGAGTCACTCGATCAAGGATCCAAATGGTGATGAAATCATTTCCGTCACTCAGGCTCAGGGCACAAGATGCAAACGTCATTACTTCACGCCAGCTATCGAGACGAAGAGTAACAAGTGGTTGGCCTCCATGCGAGCAATACCTAGTGTGCTGTTCACCCGACATTCCGGCAGACTCGTAATCGATATGAGCGCGAGTAGTTTCAAACAGGCATTTCCTAGAGTAGCGATCGAACGAGAACACTTCATCAACGGAAAGAGTCAAAGCAAGCTTTGCGCGGAGCGGGCCACCAGACCCAGCGATCTCGATTTCACTTTGACCCCTTTTGAGCTACCATACGATTCCCCTCTCTACACCTCTGAGGCCGTGCCCCTTCAAACGTCAGCACAGTTTGGTGACCGACTCATTTCTACCAATCCTGATCCAGATTTTTATGTCAATAAGAACTTGGAAGAACCGGTCAATCGAGTTACCAGTGTCAAAATGGCCTATGAGGTAATTCTAAAACGCACGCAGCACACTAGCCGGAGAGATTTTAAAGAGAGCTTGGATCTGATTACTGAGGTCGCACACGGATTGCTGAGTATCGGAGAAATAGGATTCGGTGATGAACCGCGCATGAAAAGCCACATTGAAGGAGTCTCCGCTTTGGGCGATGTGCAGATGGCGCGTGATAGATACCATGACATTCGGAATGTGATTCAACGCCAGTTGTCTGAACCCAAGGATATTTTCATCACGGCCCAGCATGTCAGCGACGCAAAGGTCATGCATGAGCGTTTCATCAAAAGCTTTTGCAAAAGCGAGTGGTTAACATATTGTCAAGAGCACATGGGCTACGATTACTACAAGACGCGAACCACTACTTTCGTCGAAGCGTGGAATGATCCTTTCGGGTATGCCGCTAAATGCTTCACTCGTCCAACCTTTCTGAAAACTCAAGTGAAAGTCAAACCGGGGTTGAATGGGGCCGAAACGCATGGCCAGACAGTAATAGCCAACTCTCCCGAATTGACAAACTACTTTGGACCATATGCTAGGTTGGGCTATTTCGGCATGCAGAGGGCAGTAAGAGATGACTTCATCGTCGACGTTGGGTACTCGGACATTGAACTCAACGAGCTGATCAAGCAGAGGGGCATCAGTGCTCGCATCGAATCCCATGGCAATATTCAGATCGATCTGACTAAGCAAGATAGTACCCACAGACCGGCGCATGTTTTAGCCTATTCCTTATTCCTCCAGATGTGTGGTGTGCCTGAAGAGTTATGCCAGCTTTACGTTGTCATCCGCTCCCTGGCATACTTCAAATCCATGGCTCAGAATGCATACAAGGGTTTACTAAAATGGAACCTTGGTTCGGGCGATCCTTTCACGTTGAATGCTAATTGCCACATGATGATGAGTACCTTGGCCGTCAAGTATGAGGGTCTAGAATATTGCGCGGGATTGCAAAAAGGCGACGATTTCTTGTGCAGTGACGAAGGACTGTCAGACAGCCAGTGCACCTTCTCCTGTTACGAAAGACAGCAAGTCAACATGAAAATCGACCCACAACCTGGCACGCATGACATGAAGCCTCCGTACCATGCTGGGAGATTCATGATTGACGGTGAACTCGTGGCCGACCCTGTGCGCGCCTTTATGAGGCACTTTGCGAAGCCCCATGATCCGAGCACCACCACCGAAGAGTTGTGGCGCAGTTATACAGATCGTCGTGTGCATTATACCGAGCGACAAGTGCAAGTTCTGCGAAAATTTGTACCACTGTTCTATGAGGAAATATCAGAAGAAGAAGCCCGGTACATAATCGAAATCGTGGTTAGCCTGAGATCGTACAAAGTCTTTGCCAGCACCTACAAGTATTCTGCCATCGACGATTGCCATATTTTCGACCCAACCACCGATTGTGCGTATCAAGTCGCCGCGAAATTGAACCCAAGTCTAGCGCCTACCACGTTAAGATTGTTCCGACGCAAGAAAGACCCGGTTGAGCTCTGCAATCTATACAAGCAATATGGGATCAACAGTATCTTGGCTTGTCATCCTGCTCTCGTGCCTCGTGGCTTTGTTGGCGCTGTTGTCTCTAGCACTCACGTTTATGGTGTTACGAGGGGGCGGCCGCAGTACTATTAAAGACTTGGAACAGAACGATTTGAAAATTGAGGCAGCGTTGCGGGACATGGGGACTGATGATGATCTGTGGAGATTGAGGTTTGGACGTTTGTTGAAAGCGAGTAAGGTGTCTGACGACAAAATGCGGCAGGTTCTCTGGTGTGTCGAGTGCAACATGATGCGGAGTTTGTGGCACGACTGCAAAGGTCAGAAGAAAGAAACGGGGACCATAAAAGAGTATGAAGCATGGCTGGGTGACGCGTTGGTCGCGCTTGACGTGAGGAAAAGTTTGGGAAGGTTGGACGCTGATGCATTTGTCAAGTTTACTAGCGGTGAATCTCAGGCCAGCTGGTTGCGAAGTCATCATCCTGAGGAGTGCAGGGGCGTGAACGGGCAGTTGGCCAGCAAACGTGCGCTATCAACACGCTTCGAACAGCTGTACTGGTGCTCAAGCAAGTTTAGGGAAAATTACCTCAACAGCTGCTTCACACCCTTTCAGCGGGCCGATACAAGCACCTCTAAGGCAATAAACATTGAGCAAAATGCCGTATTCAATCATCAACGACGAGCGTTTCGGTCTTCTTCGTACGGGACTTTTTGTCGAGACCGCAAAATCACAG